GGTAAATTCGTCTATGACGTATCTGGTAATGCCAGATAAACTATTGACAAAATAAAATTCAATAGTATAACTAGGGAGTATGAAACAAAAGCCTCTTATGACTACCTTTTGTTTCAACTCAATTTCCAATAAAGTCTAAACTATGAAGAACGACCTGTTCAAGTATAGGCCCGTATATCTAACGGTTGGCCGACTGTTAGCTTTACGCACCCTAGAAAAGTAACAGCCTCTTATTGGTATTAGCTTTTAAGTAAGCCAACTATCAGGAGGATTTATTATGGCTTTTTCAACTGCAGGGGGATACGGTAACTTACCTAATGGTAACTTTAGTTCCGTAATCTACTCTAAAAAAGTACAGCTTGCTTTCCGTAAAGCAACTGTATGTGGTGACATCACCAACTCTGATTATTTTGGGGAGATTTCTGCTCAAGGTGATACAGTTAAAATTATTAAGGAACCTGAGATTTCCGTAAGCTCATATGCTCGTGGTACTAATATCTCAGCGCAAGATCTTGACGATGAGGATTTTTCCTTAGTCGTTGATAAAGCTAACTATTTTGCTTTTAAAATCGATGATATCGAAGAAGCTCACTCACATGTGAACTTCATGGATCTTGCAACTAACCGTGCAGCCTATCGTTTGGCTGACCAGCATGACCAAGAAGTTCTTGGCTATCTTGCTGGTTATAAGCAATCTGCTTTACATGCAGATGCTGACACTGTTAATGACCAAGTAAACGGCACTAAAGCAGTAGCCACTGCTGGTTCAGATGAATTGCTTTCAAGCATGAAATTGAAAAAAGGTGACTTTGGTAACATCTCAACTGCTTCTGCTGGTGATCACTCAATTCCAGTTGCAGCACGTTTGCCCGGTGCCACTGCACTTCCAACTGCTACAGCTTCACCAGCAATGATTGTTGCTCGTATGGCTCGTCTTTTAGATCAACAACAAGTTGATACTCAAGGACGGTGGCTTGTAGTTGATCCAGTATTTATGGAAGTACTTCGTGACGAGGATTCACGCCTCTTCAATGCAGACTTCGGTGAATCAGGTGGACTACGCAATGGTCTTGTCTTGAATAACTTCCACGGTTTCCGTGTATATACTTCAAGCAACTTGCCTTCAGTTGGTACTGGTTCAGGAACTACAGGTTCTGCAAACCAAAATGCTAACTACGGTGCTATTGTAGCTGGTCATGATTCTGCTGTCGCAACTGCGGAGCAAATCAACAAAACCGAAACATATCGTGATCCTGACAGCTTTGCTGACATTGTTCGTGGTATGCATCTGTATGGTAGGAAGATTCTTCGCCCAGAAGCAATCGTAACTGCCAAATATAACTTAGCATAAGGGAGCATAGAAAATGGCTTTACAATCTCCAGTTCGTATTGAGACTGCTGTAATCGCACACGGCTCTCTTACTACAAGTTCAACTCACGAAATCGGTGTAGTTCCAGACAATTGTATGGTTCTTGCTGCTGGTTCTGAGTGTACTGCTGCAGCCACTGTTGGTGGTGCTAATGCAGTAAGTTACGGTGTAACAGGCGGTGACGTTGACATGCTTGGTACTGCTGATATTAATGGTGCTAAAACACTTGGTGCTACTACTACCACAGTGAACGGCATTACTAATGTCACAACTGCTGATACGACCATTACTGCATTGCTTGCAGGTTCAAATGCTCCTTCAGCAGGTTCGTTTAAGTTCTTTGTAGTGTATGTCCCAATGGGTGCTACAAAAGCTGCTGCGGAAGTAGATCGTGACACACTTGCGTAACTAAACTATTGGGTGGGCTGCTTAACTGTGGCCCACTTATATCTATGTATAAAGGAACCTAATCATGGGCGTTACAACAGCAATGTGTAATACATTTAAAACAGAGCTACTTGGTGGTATCCATGATTTGGATACACATACAATAAAACTTGCACTTATTAAGGCTTCTCCTACAGAAAACTATGGGGCCGCTACAACTACGTATAATGGTAGTAGTGGGGGTAATGGTACATCATTAACCCAAGGTACAAATGATGAAGCAACAGGTACTAATTATACCGCAGGTGGTGGATCAGATGGCACACTAGCTGGTGCTAGTATTTCTTTATCTGGATCAACAGCTATTGTAGATTTTACAGATGCTGTTTTTAATAACGTAACAACATCAGCAGATGGTTGTTTAATTTATAATGACAGTGTAACAGGTAAACCTGCTATTGCAGTAATTAGTTTTGGTGGTACAGTAAGTGCTACAGCAGGTGATTTAACAATTGAGTTTCCACCAACAGGCGGTAGTTCTCCTGATAGTTCAAACGCAGTAATTCGTATTGCCTAAGAGGTAAGCTATGGCTGTTATAAAGGCTTCAGCACGATACGGTACAGGCAGATATGGAGTATCTGCTTATGGTGCTGAAGACATATCAATAACACTTACTGGTGTTGCAACTACAGGTGCTATAGGTACAGTAGAAGATCAAACTACTGAAAGACTAGACAGTGTAAGTGCAACTGGTGCA